TATGAAAAAAACGGAGATTTTGAAAATTAAAGGCGATTGGGAGGAAGTGGTAAATGATTGCAGAGCAACCGTTAAAAAGAGACCGCTTGGAAAAGAACCGAGCGTTGCATTTAAAAAAGCGATTTTAATTTCCGAGCATAGCCCAATTCGAGACATTTCTGTAAAATTTAAATGGGCAAATATTAAATATTGGGTTGCTATGCACTGGAAAACACACCACTGGGAAAGCAGGGTTGATAGCCAACGTAATGATAGGCAGAGCCGGTATGACCGAGAAAACGCGCCGCAGGACGCTTTAATTGATTTTATTGGAGATCCAAACATTCAACACACGATTGATACTTGGCGTAAACGTCTTTGCAGAATGGCAAGCCAGGAAACGAGAGAATATGCGGAAGATTTTAAACGCGTTTTGCATGAAGTAGAGCCAGAATGGTCTGATGTGCTTGTTCCTAATTGTGTTTACCGCTGTGGATGCCCAGAACCGACTACCTGCGGATGGTATCAAAAAATGATTTTAAAATATCCCGCAATGACGAGCACCATCATTCAAGATAGATATAATGCATATAACGAGGTGTTTTATGGTGACGATTAAAGACAGCGGAGAACGAACACAGTTTTATGACGAAAACGGAAACCCATTGGCTGTGCGTGATATGCACGAGGGTAAAGGGCGTTTTGACCTGTTGCCCATGTGCGTGTTAATGCGGCTTGCAAGGCATTATGAATCCGGATGCAAAAAGTATGGAGACAGGAACTGGGAAAAAGGCGTTCCGTGCCACAGTTACGCAGACAGCGCCATGCGGCACTTTGTAAAATACATGGATGGATGGACAGACGAAGATCATCTAATCGCCGCAATATGGAATTTGTGTGGTCTTGCTTGGAACGAGGAAAAAAGAATTGACCTGATGGATATTCCTTCTCGAATTGGAATGGAGAATAAAAATGAGTAATTGGTCAATGTGCATGAGAGATAATAGAAAGAAAAAAGGTTTAACACAAAAACAATTAGCAAAAAAGTCTGGTGTTTCAATTTCTTGCATTCAATATTATGAGTACGGAAATGGAGAACCTTGATTGTTTAATTTAGTTTGTATGGCTGATGCGTTGGAAATTGGGCTGGACGAATATATAGGCAGGAAAATTGTTCAAAAAAATAAAAAGTTTTATATTTAACTGCAAAATTGACAATCAAACAAATAATTGATAAAATAGTGTATATGGACAAGAAACTGTCTGTATGCACTATTTTTTTATGTTCCGTTAGCTCAAAGGTAGAGCGGGCGACTTATAATCGCTTGATGGTTGGTTCAAGTCCACCACGGAATACCATTATGCACTATTTTTCTGTTTGGAGGTGTTTCTTTTGGGTAAAGTGAATATGCAAAATCTGCGTACTCCCAGCACGGAGGAAGCACGAGAAATGCAGAAGAAATCCGCTGAAAAGCGGTCGCAGAATATCAAAGAAAGAAAACTGATCCGTCAAGTTATCGAGGAACGGCTGGGCGGTGCTGATTTGGATGAAATTGTAGACAACCTAATTGATAGGGCGAAACACGATAGCCGAGATTTTGAGGTTTTGCAAGCCGCATTAGGCCAAAAGCCTGTTGATAAGGTGCAAGCTACACAGACAGTTGTTGATATGAGTGCTTTTAGCACGGAAGAAATAAAGGCGATGCTGGACGATGACATACCGTGATGTATTGCGTTGCGAATTGGCAAGGCGTGACTTTTGGGAATACTGCAAACTGCTTGCACCCGACTTTTACAAAGAGGATCGCAAGTTCCTAAAAGACAAATGCCGTGAATACCAGGAGTTCTACGAAAGCACCGACGAATACTTGATTGACAACGAACCGCCACGGCACGGAAAGAGCCGAACCGCAACTCTGTTTGTGCAATGGGTTATTGGTAAGTGTCCGAAAGATAAAATCATCACTGGCTCATACAACGAAACGCTGTCCACCGTCTTTTCAAAGGGCGTTAGAAACAAGATACAGGAAACTTCTGCGGATGGTCGAATTGTTTACAATGACATCTTTCCACATGTCAAGGTGAAGCGTGGCGACGGTGCAGCAAACCTGTGGGGCATTGATGGAAACGACACAAACACGTACCTTGCAACTTCTCCAACCGGAACGGCTACTGGTTTTGGTGCCGACTTGATGCTGATTGACGATGTTATCAAGAACGAGTATGAAGCAAGAAACGATAATGTCAAAGAACAGATATGGAAGTGGTTTACTGACACTATGTTGTCCCGGCGTGAGGGAAAACGAAAAGTTATTGTGGTTATGACAAGATGGGCATCTGACGACCTCGCAGGACGGCTGATAGAGACACTTAATCGGCAAGGTAAAAAGTATCGGCTGATTTGTTATAAGGCGTTTGACGGGAACTCAATGCTCTGTGAGGACATTTTGAGCCGTGCCCAGTATGAAGATATTCTCCAAGGCGACACTGGTAAGGACATTGTGGAGGCGAACTACAACCAGTCTCCCATTGATATTACTGGCAGACTGTACAGCCAGTTGCAGACCTATGACGAACTTCCAAAGAACATCGAAAGCATTGACAGCTACACCGATACGGCTGACGAGGGGGCAGACTTCCTATGCTCAATCATCTATGCGGTCAAGGATTGCAAGGCTTATGTGTTGGAAGTGATCTACACGCAAGAGGGAATGGAAGTTACGGAAGATTTGGTTGCAAGGGCACACACCGACTATTCTGTGAACCGTGCCAAGATTGAGAGCAACAACGGCGGTAAAGGCTTTGCAAGAAATGTCAAGCGGATTGCACAGGAGAAGTACGGAAACAATATAACGCACTTTTTCACATTCACACAGACGAAGAACAAGAACAGCCGCATCTTGACAGGCTCCACGGGCGTTATGAATAATGTGCTGTTTCCTGTCGGCTGGGATAACCGATGGCGTGAGTATTGGCGTGATATGACAAAGTATCAGCGGATTGGCAAAAACGCACACGATGACGCACAGGACGCTACAACGGGCGTTTATGAAAATCTTCCGAAGAAAAAGGCAACAAGCAATTACACACCGATTTTTATGTAGGAGGCAAACTATGGAAGCGGTAACGCTATGGCAAGGTGATTGCCTTGAATTGATGAAGAAAATTCCCGATGGCTCGGTGGATTTGGTGCTGACTGACCCTCCGTATGGCACAATGAAAGGTGCTGCTCTTGATGGATGGAAAAACCAAACCACAGAATGGGACACGGCTATTGACCCAGTAAAGATTTTTGAGCAAATCAGCCGTGTTTTGAGGCAGAACGGCAAGGCGGTTTTGTTTTCACAAGAGCCGTACACATCAAGGCTTATTATATCGGCTATTCCATCTTTTCCTTTTGCGTATCGTGCTATGTGGTACAAGAATGTACACGCAAACGCACTATTGGCAAAATCTGCAATGGTTAGTAGATATGAGGACATTTGCATTTTTACAAAGCCACACGATGCCGAATGCACAAACGAATTAAGAGATTATTTTAAGCGTGTTTTGGAGTTTATCGGTGCTAAATCTTGCAAGGAAATAAACACAAGATTGGGACATAGAAAAGCCGAACATTGCTTTTATGTGACGGGCAAAGGGAAAGGAAGTACGCAGTTTTCGTTATGCACCGAGCAGACCTACAACGAGATTGTTTCTGTTTTTGGCATTGATAAGATGGACGGCTTTTTGCCTTATGAGGAACTTGCAAGGCTGAACGAAAAATACACCGCAACATTCAATCTTTGGCAAGGTGGCAAGTCAAAATCAAATGTGCTTGAATACAAGAAAGATAATGACGGCTATCACCCAACACAGAAACCCGTCGCCCTTTTGGAAGATTTGATACAGACCTATTCCAACGAGGGAAATACTGTCCTTGACTTTACAATGGGCAGTGGTAGCACGGGTGTGGCTTGCGTGAATACCAACCGCCACTTTATCGGCATTGAACTTGATGAGGGTTATTTTGACATAGCAAAAGAACGCATTGAAAAATCAATAAGGGAGCGTGATTGACATTCTCACTTTTAATGACTTGGTAGAAATTGGCGAAAACGAACGGGACAGAATGGAGTTTGTGCTATCGGCAATCCGTGAGCATAAGGCAAGCAAGGATTATGCGATTGCTGCCGATGCGGAATTGTACTACAAGCACCAAAACCCAACGATTATGCGGTTTCAGAAGTGGATCTATAACCAATTCGGACAGAAAGTACCCGACATTTGGAGCGCAAACAATAAGATTGCATCGAATTGGTACAATTATTTCACCACGCAGGCGGTTTCCTATCTGCTTGGCAATGGCGTGACCTTCAAGGCCGAAGCGAACAAGAAAAAGCTGGGCAAGGACTTTGACAAGCGTGTGCAGGATTGCGCCACGGCCGCAAAAAACGGCGGTATTGGCTTCGGCTTTTGGAACTATGACCATTTGGAAGTGTTTAAGCTGACCGAGTTTGTGCCGCTGTATGACGAGGATGACGGCGGCTTGAAAGCCGGTATTCGCTTTTGGCAGATTGACGATCAGAAGCCCCTCCGTGCCACTCTGTACGAACTGGACGGTTATACCGACTACATCAAGCGCAAAGATGAAGATGTGACAATCCTCCACGACAAGAGGGCATACAAGCAGATTATCCGCAAGTCCGAGGTTGAGGGTGAAACAATCCTTGATGGTGAGAATTACCCCGGCTTCCCCATTGTGCCTCTCTGGAATGTCAATCGACAGAGCGATCTTGTGGGCAATCAAGGCACGATTGATGCTTACGACTTGATGGTGTCCGGATTGATTAACAACGTCAGCGATGGCGAGTTCATCTACTGGATTTTGAAGAACTGCGGCGGTATGAACGAGGTGGACGATGCGAAGTT